GTGAACCCTTGGATCGTTCTGAAAGCATATGCAGAGGGAGAGCCGATCGACAAGAGCAAAATGGCATTTACTACAGCATCTTATGGTATCAAGAAAATCGGTAAAGGTGTCCGCCTGACAGACGAGGCGCAGCTTTCCGGTTATGGCAACCCGATGGGAACAGCGGTCAACCAGATTGCAATGTCTATCAGCGAAAAGCTGGATAATGATCGTGTAAAAGTCATGTATGAGTCTCCGAATATCGTAGATGATACATCTGCAGTGATCAAATATACCGCAATCGTTGATGGTGTGGATAAGTTCGGCGAGGAAGAGGACAGCAAAAAAGTAATTTTGATCCACTCCAAACAGAAGACGCAGCTTCGAAAAGATCCGGATTTCATTTCCGCAGATAAATACGAGTCTGGTGTGATGGTAAACGGTTCTATCGGCAGAATCGCAGGCTGTGATGTTGTAGTATCCAACAAAGTGGAAAGCTATAAAGAATGGTACAAGATCGACAGTGCCGGTAAAGAGGTTGTAGAAAGCGGCGGAGACGGCAGTACTAAGTTCAATCTCTCAGACGTTATCAAATCCCTTCCGTTTGCAAAAGTCGGTGACAAGGTAACAAAGGTGACAACAGAAGCATTTTTCAATCCGATTATCAAACTGAACAATGATGCAGAGACAGAGGATGATATGCCGGCGATCACTTACTTCCTGAAGAGAGGAAACCTTGTAGAGCATGACCGTGAGCCGGGTGTTGCTGACGATATTGTCTGCACAGCCTACGGAATGCCGGCACTGACTAATGATGAGAAGGTTGTGATCTTGAAGGTAAAAGCGTAAGCAGAAAAGGGGTGATGCGTTATGATCATGTCTGTGGAGGAGTTTCGGGCTTATGTGCCGTCTGCGGCGGAAACACCGGATGTGATTCTGGAAGGGAAGCTGCAGGCAGCAGAACTTATGATCCGGAAGTATACGAACAATAATTTCCAGGACAGGAACAGACGGTTCATTACCGGGATATCTGATAGGGCATTCACAGAGACATATCCATACATCAAAGAAGGAGATACGGTCCAGATTTCAGAATCAAAGCTGAATAACGGGCTGTATCTTTTTTCAGCCCAGAACATGGGGCTTATGGATGAGGAGCATTGCATGGTGACCAAAGTGGTATATCCGATGGATGTGAAGATGGGTGTTGTGAATCTGTTGAAATGGGACCTTGAGAACCGGGACAAGGTTGGAATACAGTCTGAAACAATTTCCCGGCACGCTGTGACGTATTTCAACATGGATGGTGACAATTCTACCGTCGGATATCCAAAGTCCCTGATTGGCTTTTTAAAACCATACAGGAAAGCACGATTCTGAAAGGCGGTGGAACGATGATAGGTGGAAATACAATCGCACAGCTGCAGATCAGCACATCTGAGAAAACTGAAATTGGTGCCGGAGTGAAACGCTGGTCAACAGTTATGGAACTTTCCGGATTTCTGGATCTTTCCTCTGGTGATAGCAAATACACCACATACAATGCAAAGGTGCAGGAATCTTCCCATATCTTTATCTGCGACTGGAAGCCGGTTGATGCGTCGATCAAGGCGGAGAACAGCCGGCTGCTGGTAAATGGTGGTGTATATGATGTCATGCTGATCGATGATCCGATGGGATTGCACCGGCAGCTTGAAATCTATCTGCAGTACAGAGGTGGTCAGTAATGTCAGTGAAATTTGAAGATAATTCCATCAAAGTAAAGGCTGCATTGAATCATGCCACCATCCAGTGGCTGTACGAAGCGTCCGGTGAACTGGAAGCGCAGGTAAAGCGAAATACCAGAGTTGATACAGGACAGACAAAAGGATCCTGGACTTACAAGGTGGATGAAGCAAACGGTGAGGCAATGGTCGGCAGTCCGCAGGAAAATGCGATCTGGGAAGAGTTTGGAACCGGTCAGTATGCATTGAACGGTGATGGCAGAAAGACAGCATGGAAGTATCAGGACCATGCTGGAAATTGGCATACCACAACCGGTAAAAAGCCAACCAGGGCACTGAATAAGGCTTTCAATTCGTCGAAAGTGAAATTGAAGAAGCTGCTGGAAGCAATGCTGAAAGGAATGGGATAATGACAAATGCAGGATTAAAATTTATAAATGATGCGATGGCATCAGCACAGATTCCATATGAATTTATGGAATATACATCATCCATTGATTCCATTTCTGCATACTGGGTAGGTGAATATAACGAGGTTGAGTCATTTAACGAAGACGGACAGCAGGAAACGCAGTTTATTCTGACCGGCACGGGAAAAGAATGGGATGAACTGGAAGCGCAAAAGAACAAAATCAAAAAGTTATTCCCTAGCATACAGGGCAGAAGGGCAATTCTTGGGGATGGATCAGGGATTGCTGTTTTTTATGGAAATGCATTCCCGATTGCAACGGTGGATGGATTCCTGAAACGGATACAGATTAATTTAACAGTTAAAGAATGGAGGACAGAGTAAATATGGCAGCAGATTGGACAGAATTTGCAGTATCAGGTGTATCAGAGACCACACCGCAGAACATCATGCTTGGTGCAGGTACTTTGTATAAGAATTTTACCTATGAAAAAGCGCAGAACAAATGGAAAGGAACGATCCTTGGTGCGACTTCCGGCGGCAATAAGCTGACAATCAAACCGGAGACAACGGATATCCCTGTTGATGGTGTTACAGTCAAAGCAAAAGGACTGGTTCAGAAGATCGGTGAGACAGCACAGATTGAAACAAATATGGTGGAGATCACGAAAGAGTTCCTGCAGTCCACGGTGATCGGACAGACTGGAACATCGGAAGACGCCAGATTTGATGTGATTGAATCCAAGGCACTGATTGAGGATTCTGATTATATCGAAAACTTTGCCTTTGTAGGATTTAAGACAAACGGCAGCCCGATCATTATCGTCTTTGATTATGCAATCTGTACAGATGGTCTGGAATCAGACAACAAAGACAAGGAAGCGTCTGTGATCCCGGCAACCTTCCAGTGTGTGGCTGATCTGGTAGCTGGCGGCAGCACAAATAAGCTTCCGTATCATATCTATGTGCCGAATGCATCTGCAACACAGGCCACACAGGGAACACAGAAAGCGGTAAAAGCGTAGGAGGTAGTTGAACAATGAGTGAAACAGTTGATGAAACTGAAAAGAAGTATGAATTGAGACCGTTGGCAGCTTCTGATCTGGGAATGGTGTGCAAAATCATTTCTGAAATCGGTGTGAGACAGTTCAAAGAGTGTTTCAATGTCGACCAGATCAAAGAAAGCATGAAAGCAGATGCGGATAGAACTGAAGAAACGGAAGATTTCAAGGAAGCAAAGGATACCAGACTGGAATCCATTGGTTTCAGTGTGGTATTCGACATTGCCGGTATCGTAATCTCCAATATTCCGGCAGCAGAAGCAGACATTCAGAGATTTATCGCTTCTCTGACCGGATTGAATGTGCAGCAGGTAAAGGCATTGCCACTGGCAGACTATGGCGAGATCATTCTGGATGTGGTCACAAACGAGGATTTCAAAGATTTTTTCAAACGTGTCATGAAATTGTTCAATCGATAGGATACATTAAATATATGGATTTGCTGTCTCAAAGATATGCAGATCCATATTTGATTTTAGATGATTTTATTCGATTGCAGCAGCTTCATGAGTTTTTGGAAACGATCATGCAGAGCATTGCAGAAGAAAAGGTGCAGGACATCCAGTGGGAATATTATCTGCATAAGGTATGGGATATGTCCTTTGAAGAGTATGTTGCAGCCTGCGACAGAGAAGCAAGGCCAGCGCAGACACCGACATTGGAGAAGGGGGACATTGTGCAGATCATCGAGGAGTCAAACAGTATTCTGGATGGATTTGTATTGGAACCATAATTCTGAACATGGAAAGAAGGTGAGAAATAGTTGGAATTATTTAAACTTTTTGGAACGATTGCCATAAATAACGGCGATGCAAATAAGGCGATTGATGATACGACAGGGAGAGCTGAGAAATCCGAATCCAGAATGAGAAGTGCTTTTAAAAAGATTGGTGCTGCGATCACTACCTACTTTGCAGTAGATAAGTTGGTTTCCTTTGGAAAATCCGTAGTGGATACCACAGCATCTTTTGAAGATGGAATGCTGAAAGTACAGTCCTTGTCCGGAGCAACGCAGGATGAATACCAGAAGTTGTCTGATGCAGCCTTAAATTATGGCTCCACAACGGCTTGGACGGCTAAAGATGTTTCAGATGCAATGGGTTACATGGCTTTGGCAGGTTTTGATACAAATGAAATTCTGGAATCGACATCCGGAATGCTTTCTCTGGCATCTGCATCCGGTGAAGATCTGGCTACGGTTACAGATATTCTGACCGATTCCATGACGGGATTTGGAGACAGCGCATCGGATGCAAGTCGATATGCGGATGTACTGGCTACGGTCCAGGCAAAGTCAAATACCACAGTCGGTGATCTGGGAGAAGCATTTACCTATGTTTCTTCACTGGCAGGTACCTATAAGTATTCTCTGGAAGATGTATCGGCTGCCTTGGGAACGATGGCGAATGCCGGAGTAAAAGGCTCCATGGCAGGGGCTTCGTTATCCAGTATCATCACTCGTCTTGGAACCAATACCAGTGGTGCACGAGATGCAATTAAAGCACTGGGAGTTGAATTTTATAACCAGGATGGTACAGCACGCAGCTTGGGAGATGTTATCAAAGACCTGTGTGATGCGACAGAGGGCATGGATGTGGAACAGAAAGCCGCTCTTGCATCAACGGCGGCCGGTGCAGAAGCTCAGAAAGGTTTGCTGGCCATTTTGAATCAGGGATCCGGCGCATATACAGATCTTCAGGAAAAGCTGAATAACTGTACCGGAGCGGCCAATGACATGGCTTCTAATATGGAGGCTGGTCTTGGAGGAGCCATCAGAAGTATGTCATCTGCATGGGAAGGATTTAAAATCAATCTGGGAGAGAAATTTGAGGAACCTCTCGGAAATGCAATCCGGAATGTAGCATCCTGGCTGTCAGAAACGGCAACACCAAAGCTTATGGATTTTATCGACCGGGCTGTAAGCGGATTTGAAACATTAAGAGAGCACCTTCAGCCGGCCGTTGACAAGATAAAGGATGCCTTTGATCATCTGGCAACAGCTCTCGCACCAATCAAAGAGAAAATAGATGAATATGTATCCAGCGGTAAGGCAGCGGAAGATGCATCGAATTTGTTGGATACAGCATTGGATCTGGTTGTTGGTGCGCTTGAGGTGGCTGCTGACAGTATCAATGTCCTGAGTGACTTTATCGAAAATATCATTCAGGGATTTAAGGACATGAAACAGTGGTGCAGCGAAAATAAGACTGCATTGGAATTACTGGCAGTGGCGGCAGGGAAGAACGCTGCTGGCACCCCGGCTGGTGAATTTTTCGCCCATTTTAGCTGCTCCTTATAAGTGTAATGCGTGTTGTAGCATGCACGAAAACACGAGGTACAAATCATGTATTTACATAAATTATAGCATCAACAGTACAAAAATGAAATGTTTTTTGCTAAAAAGTATTGACGGTACAAAAATGAACTGTTATTATAATACACACCACAACCGTTCAGAAATGAACTGAATAATAAAAACGAAAGAGAGGAGGAATTAGCTTATGGAGAACAAAAGATTTTTGATAGCACAGGATGTCATGGAAATGCTGGGAGTTTCACTATCGTATTCCTATAAACTGATACGACGGCTGAATGCGGAACTTGAGGCTGATGGATTCGTGACAATAAAAGGACGTGTCAGTACACAGTATTTTATGAAACGAATCTACGGGCTATCTACGGATAAGGAGGTGGGATAGATGGCAGTTATCAAGAATTATAAGACTGGAATGTGGGAGGTGAGAACTTATTATAAGAATTTGACCGGAGCAAGGAAACAGAAAAC